AGATGCCGTTGAACACGCTGCTGAACACATCCTTAATGCCGTTCAGAATTCCGGAGATCGTGTTGTGGATTGCGTTGAAGGCTGTGGAGATGCCGGTCTGCATGGCATTCACCACGCCCATGACCACACTCTTGATGCCGTTCCAAACGGTGGTGAAAACTGTACGGATTGCATTGAAAACCGTGCTGGTAACCGTCTGGATGGTATTCCATGCCGTTGTAATAAAGGTCTGAATCGCGCTGACCACTGTGGTTATGACTGCTTTTATTGCGTTCCAGATGGCAGTGACAACAACACTGATTGCCGTCAGAACGGTTGTAATGATCGTTTTATAAAATTCAAAATAGGTCGTCACGACGAGCTGGATCGCGGTAAAGATGGTTTCAAAGAAAGTCTTGATTCCGTTCCAGATTGTAGAGATTACCGTCTGGATTGCCGTCATGACGGTTTCAACCGTGGTCTTGATCGTGTTCCATGCATTCGTCAGGAACGTGCCGATGGCAGTGACGACGGTCGTGAATACCGTCTGGATTGCCTGCCATGTGGCAACAAAGAAATCCTTGATTGCCGTGAACACGGTAATGACAGTCTGCTTGATGCCTTCCCAGAGGTCGATCCAGAACTGCCGGAAGCCGTCGCAGTTATTCCAAAGATAAATGAATGCCGCGACCAGCGCAGCGATTGCCGCAATAATCAGGATGATCGGGTTTGCCAGCATGACCGCGTTCAAGGCTCCGAACACCGGAGTAAGGGTGCCGATGACAGAAGTAATGGTACCGACAGCCGAGATGACCTTGCCGATGACCACCAGAAGCGGCCCGATTGCAGCTGCAATCAGCGCGACCTTGATGATGACCTGCTGTACCGGTTCTGGGATGCCGTTCCAGATCTGCGAGAATGATTTCAGGGCATTGGAGATGTCCTTCAGCACCGGTGCAAGAACGGAAGCAAGGCTGTTTCCGATGTCGGCTCCGGTTTTCTTCAGGGAGTTTATGGTCATCTTGAACTGGTCAATCGGGTCGAGCGTTTCATTGAAGGTGTTCTCGACGCTTCCGGAAAAGTTGCCGAGGGAGCCGGACAGATTGTCAAGGTTCAGCTTTCCCGTTGCGCAGGCATTGTAGATTGCCACGCCTGCCTTACTTCCGAAAAGGTCGTAGGCAGCCTGCAGCTTTTCTGTTTCAGAGCCGTTGCCCTTCATGGTGGCGGAGAAACCGGCAATCGCCTGATCCAGCGTCTTGCTGTCCTTCGTCGCGTTCTTCATGGCGGTCTTTAGGCCCATCATGGCTGCCGAGGTATCAAGACCGGACATCTCGACCATGCCCATGAAGCCTGCGGCCTGCTGTGAATTCAGCCCCAGCTCTTTAAGCTGCACTGCGTTTGTCTGCAGAGCGGAAGCCAGCGTATCCATGTCGATGCCGGTTGCCTGTCCGGTCGCATTCATGGCATCCAGCAGGTCGCCCGCGTCCGAAGTATCCTGCCCGAAGGCATTCAGAACGCCGGAGACATTGTCCACAGAGGTAGAAACATCCGTATTGTTCAGGTCAGCAAACTTGATGAACTTCCCGGAGAGATCGTCCAACGCCTGTCCGGTCAAGCCAAAACGTGTATTGACTTCGCCGACAGCGGCACCGGCAGTCTCAAAGTCGGTCGGAATTTCCGTCGCAAGGTCTTTGACGGTCTGGTTCATATCTTTCAGCGCCTGACCAGTTGCGCCGGTTTTCTGTTCGACGATATCAAGGCCGGAATCCACCTCGCTGAAAGCAGCCAGAGAGGCCGCGCCGACCGCCACAATCGGAGCCGTCACGTGTGTAGTCAGCCCTTCACCGACCCCGGATATTTTGTCGCCTACCTTCTGCATCTTGCTGCCAGCCTGCTTTAAGGTGGCGGAGATGCTGGTATCAGTTTTTTTACATTGCTGCTCCAGATCCTTTAGTTCCTGCTCGGTGGCGATGATCTCACGTTGCCATGCATCATACTGTTCCTGTGTGACGGAGCCGTTTTTCAGGCCCGTGTCCATCTGATCCTGCACAGATTTTAACTGCGTAAGTTTATCTTTTGTCTCGCCGACTGCCTGTGACAGGAGTTTTTGTTTTTGTGAGAGCAGATCGGAATTGGTAGGGTCGAGCTTTAACAGGCGGTTGACGTCCGTGAGCTGTGACTGTGTGTTTTTTATCTCCTTGTTGACACCGGAGAGGGCTTTGGAAAGGCCGGTCGTATCGCCGCCGATTTCTACTGTGATTCCTTTGATTCTGTCAGCCATGCGATGACCTCCTTCCCTTGGTTAAAATTGATCCATCTGTTCCTGCGTCGCTTTTGCGGGCCAGTCGTAGTTGTCGTTACTCATTTCTGAGTACATGTCATTGACCGTACCGATGGTGAGCAGGTCGAGCTCGGAAATAGAAAGCCCGATCTGCACACAGCGGAGCAGGAACAGTGGCGTCGTCATTTCGCGTTCAGTTTCATAAGGTTTTTTTTAGACTCGACCTCCGTCTCCACGTTCAGTCCCCACAGCGAGATGATCTGCGGCAGAATTTCATAAATGGAGAAGGTATTGAACTCGTCAAGCCATTCCTCCGGAGTGTCCGGTATATCCGGATTCTTATGCTTGGCCATAAGCCAGGCGATATTTTCAAACAGCTCCAGACTGAAGGTATCCAGATCTGACTCCTTTGGATTGGATTCGTCTATTCCTTTCTGCAACTGGTTGAGATCCTTGTAGATATCCCTATGAAACTTATTTCTGTACAAACGGGGAATGGCGGCAGAGGCGCGGAATTCGACCGGCTTGCCGTCAATCTCGATGGTTTTCGTAACTGCCATAATGCTGCCTCCTTATGCTGTCTGTGAGCTGGTCTTGGAAGACGTTGTCGCAGTGGTTCCAGCGCTTGTGCTGGTAGTCTTTACAACCTCGGTGGCCTTGGCCTGAGGCTCATAGACCTTGGTGTACCAGTTGTTGTAGGTTTCCTCGCTGGTGTTCGTACCTGTCTTAACCTTTACCAGGCCGCTCGGGAGCGGCGAAACAGTAAGCGAGAGCTTCTCCGTCTTGACTTCTTTCTTGTCCTCCGTGGTATCGCCTTCCATCGAAGGTCTGGTCGCGCTGCAATAATACAGGCAATGGCGGATCTTCCGCTGGTCGCCGGAGAACTCAAAGAGCAGAGCAAAATGCTCCGGCTCCACATCCTTGTTTTCCACCAGCACGCCATTGGCATCCTCGGTTTCATGCAGGACATCCACAAGAAAACTTTCTAGGATGAGCGCAAGCTCGAAGTCGCCGGAATAACCGTTATTGTTGCTGACCATGTAGTACACGGAATCATCCGCGTAGAACGGGTCGTTATCGCCCTCCGCATCCAGTGAGAGGCTCACGGAGCCGGGCATACTGACAGGCGTCCCGAAGGTGACCTTGCCATCCTCGTCAATCGTGACAAGTGCGTAGTGACAGTTCTTAAGACCGAACTTCACTTTGTTTTTTCTGTTAGCCATAGTGGCATCCTCCTTTAAATCTCAGTTTGATAGAGCACTTCATACATCTTCTCGGAATCAATCCAGACCTCGGATTTCTCCCACGGAATTTCATGGGCGGTCAGGATATCCTCCAGTTTTTCTTCCAGTTCCGGGTCTTTCTTATCCGTGTAGAGTTCCATGTTCAGCTGGCTGATTTTGAAATACACGCCGTTGTCTGCGAACATGTTGTCGCTGCCCGGAAAGAGAAAAATAAGGAAGGGCGGCTCAGGAGACTCACCTTCGGCGAAATGGTCGTAGGCAAGAGGGAGTCCGGCTTCCTTTAACATGTTGGTTATGTCGTCATAGGTCATACTCAGCCGCCTTTCAGTTTCTGCTCGATGGTTTTTACAAGCGTTTCGTTGCCGCGCTGTTCGGCAGGCGCGATGTGAGGTTTTCCCTCTACACGGCCTCCGCCGCGTTTGGCGTGTCCGTTCTCAAGCAGGTGCGCAATCTGGTACCGGTTCCTTGAATGCACCACAAGGTCAATACTCTCGGAATCCTCGTGGACGTTTTTTACCGACCAGCTTTTCTTGTACTTTCCGGTATCGACAGGAGCGCCAGATTGGATGTCCTTACGGACAGAAGCCGCCGTATCCTTTACGGCATCCTTCATATCGTCGGTTGCGAGCTTCGAATATTTATGAAGCTCCTCCATGATTGCGTCGTCCATTTCGCTGATCGGTATTTTTCTGCTCATGATTTTTTCTCCAGCTTGCAGTTGAATTTAAGGCTGTTCCGCTTGTAGCCCATCGGGTTCACATAGGTGATGTTGTAGATGCGGCCTTCCGTTATGATCCGGTATTTCGTGGATTCCACGGCGGCAAGCTCCGAAGAATACCGGCAGGTAAAATCCAGGGATTCCTCCGGGTTAACTACAACGCCTTCGGATTCCGAGCCGGTGCTTGTGCCGACTGTTGCCCAGCAGGAGCAGTAGTCCGTCCAGCCGTTGGTGTGGTTTCCGTACTTGTCAACGGTGACCGCATTTTTCTGTAAAGTGATTCTCGTCCGCATTGCGCCGATATTCATCAGAAGCCCTCCTTCCGCGTGCCAAAGAGAAGGGAGCGCAGCGTCATGTTGAGGGCATGGTGGTCGGCTTCCTCCCGGTGCTCGTAGAGATAGGCCACGGTGTAAAGGATGGCCACCCGGATGCGGATCAGGGCTTTTTCCTCGTTTGCCATAAACTCCTCGTCGGACTGCCTTGTGATGTCCTGTACCTGCTTTGTCGCCGCAGAAATCAGGCTTTTTATCAGATCGTCCTCGTCACTGGTGGTGACCCGGAGATAGGCTTTTGCTTCCTCAAGTGTTGCTTCCATCGTCCGCCTCCTTAAAAAATGCCGCCTGTAGGAAGGTTAATCCCTGCAGGCGGCTGGTTACGTTAGCTGCCATTTTAATCAGGCACCGGCTTTGACGGACAGTCCCTTCACAGCCTCCGGCAGGATGAGCTTGCCGTCGACGCGCTCAGAGGCAAGGAAGCCGATCTGGCCGTTTGCCGCGTAGAGCTCGGAGAGGCGTTTGAAGGAACGTCCCTGGCGCTCAGCGATCCAGTAGTAGGAGAAGTCGCCGAACAGAATCGGCACATTGCCTGCAGCCAGCTCCGGTGCATAAATCGAAGTCTTGTAAGGACGGTTCAGAATCGTGTCGGGCTGACCGACGACAACGGAAGGCTGCCAGATGTAGTTGCCATTGTTGTCCTTAATCTTGCGGAGCGCCTTGATGGTGGTGTCGTTCAGAATCCAGATGGCCTTGCTCCTGTAGACGGAACGCAGGGAGTGGAACACATCCATGATGTTGTCGAAGGAAACCGTGCTACCGGTAATCTCTGTGGTCGCGCCCTTGGTAGCTGCTACCTTGGTGAAGATGCCTTCCGGCTTCTTGCTGCCGTCGCCGGTGAGGAATGCTTCTTCCTCCGCAGCGCCGATCCTGCGGCCAAACTCCGATGCGATGTAGGTTTCGAGGTCGAAAACGGAATCGTTCATGAGTTCCTCGGATACCTTGATTGCCGTGCCCAGCTTGTAGGCGGAGAGGCTGATCTGGTCGAAGGTGTCGTCGGATTCCGGGTACAGGCCGTTTTCCTCCATCCATGCCGCCGTCCCGTGGGAAGCAACAACCGGAATGGTATGCGTGCCGCTCTGGGTCTGAATGACCGTTGCAATCGTGCGGAAGAAGTTTTCCTCCTGCAGGGCGTCAATCAGGCGCTTCTCATATTCATCCGGGACAAGATAGCCGCCGTTGGCGTCGGTGCCGATTTCCAGCACATCCTTTACGTCGTAGTAGTTGCGCTTGCGGATGTTGTTCCAGAAGGCCGCCTTGTATGCCTTGGAAGCAATGCCGGGCTTGTCGTCCTGTTCGTTCTTCGCGCCGGGTTTGCCGGTAAGCGGAGCAGAGGTCGGGGCGGAGAGCATCTTGTCGATCTCTTCCTGACGCTGCAGACGCTCAATGTCGTGCGTAAGGTCAGTAACTTCCTTTTCCATCTTGTCGTAGGTCGCGGCATCCTCTGCGGATACCATGCCGCCGTTCTGAGAGTGTGTGTTCAGGAATGCTTTTGCTGCTTCCCATGCCTTCGCTCTCTTGTCCATAAGTTCCATAATCTGAGTCATAGTAAAAATCCTCCTTTAGTGTGCGAGAAGCGAAAGTCGCTTCTCAAGATCGGTAACGGGTACCCTGTGTTTATCTGCTTCCGGCTTTTTCTTTGGAATCAGCCGTGAGAGCAGTGAATCTGTGACAGTCTTGCGGGAGAAAAGCATCTCTATGGTGTCGTTTTCTTCCTGCAACGGGTTTTCACCGCCAGCGAAAAGAACCTCATCCGCAAAGCCGAGCTTCTTGGCCTCCTTGGCATTCATCCAGGTTTCGGCATCCATGAGATTTGAAATCTTCGCGCGGGAGAGCCCGGATTTAATTTCATAGGCGTTCATAATGGATTCCTTCACCTCGGACAGCATGTCGATGGCCTTCTGCATTTCTTCGGTATCGCCAATGGCGATGGTCGCCGGGTTGTGGATCATCAGCATGGCCACGGGACTCATACAGACCTTGGTTCCGGCCATTGCGATGACGGATGCCGCAGAAGCGGCAAGCGCGTCAATCTTGACCGTGACGTTGCCCTTGTAGTCCATGAGCATGTTGTAGATTTGCGCGGCAGCAAAAACATCACCGCCCGGACTGTTGATCCAGAGGGTGATGTTCCCGTCTCCTGCATTCAATTCATCTTTAAAAAGCTTGGGTGTTACTTCATCGCCGTACCACGTCTCATCGGAAATTTCTCCGTCGAGGTAGAGTGTGCGCTCGCTGCCGAACGAGTCCGGTTCCTCGTTTCGCACCCAGTTCCAAAACTTTCTGGTCATAATGCCTCCTTACGTTTGTGCCGGGAGCTACCGTTTTCGGGCTGCTGCTCCGGCTCTGTTTGTGGTTCTTCTTCTGTTTCATCCGGTTCCTCCTTTGCAGGTGCCGCAACCGCAAAGATTCCTGCGTCCGCAAGCTTTGTCATGTTGCCGTTGATGAGATACAGATCGCCGCCGTCCTCTGACGGAATACGGTCGAGGTTTTCGAGCTCCCGGATATCATTGGCGGACATCCAGCCGTTCTGGCGGCCCGTTGCATAACCGTTCATACGGCTTTGGTAATCGCCGCGGAGCAGGCCGTCCACATTGAACTTGAAGAAGTATTCCTTTTTCTCATCCTGCGTCAGGAGCGCCCGCTGCATCGACTGCTCCCAGCGGCAGACCCACGGGTCAAGCGTATATTTCACGAACTCCAGTGACTGTTGCTCAATATTGGAAAAGCTTGATTTCTCAAGGTCGCCGATCATGTGCGGCGGGATGCGGAAGATACGCGCAATCTCATCAATCTGGAACTTTCTTGTTTCCAGGAACTGTGCCTGTTCAGGTGAAATGGAGATAGGCGTATATTTCATGCCTTCCTCCAGCACGGCCACCTTGTTGGAATTGGAGCTGCCGCCGAAGGCCGCATTCCAACTGTCGCGTACTTTATCCGGAT